GATAAATGTTTATACATTTATCCTAGGGGCTCTTGGAGTCCCGGTGGGCTTATTCACTTCCATTTCAACCTTCTTTCTGCGTTTGGAAGGGATCCAACGCACGAGAGGGAAGAAAGGATTGGGAATGTACCTCAAGGAATCACAACGATGCCTACTCAAATTCCTGGCGGGGGATTCTCTATCCCATTCGTCAGTGAAATTGCGTAGGGGTCTTCCATTACTCCTGCCCGGACCGATCCGGAAGGGAATAATGGCTGACAACATCATTGTAATTCGCGTTGCTCTGACACTACTCGGTTTTGCCAGAGTGATCTTTCATGAAGGGCCTATCAAGTTTCAAACAGTCACCACGCCTTCCGATTGGAGAGAACCTTCTCCCCGTCGGTTGAAACGGATGACCGATGAAATTTGGGAGGTCCTCGCGGATCTTGGGGTGAAGCAGTATCAGGTGCCCAAGACGGTCGAACCGATTCTCCATAGGAGTAATCGGTCCGGTCCGAATGGACATTCTGTACTTGCTTCCCATTGGGACGCCCTCGCTCTAAGGGAGAGCGGGCTCTGGCCGACTTTCAAAGTCTTGGCAGAAGCCCTGGGTTCTGCACCCCTGATCCGGAAAGTGGACATTCTGGCCCAGCTCACAGGGTCCTGGTTGGAACAGAGACTTGGACTCGCAAGGTCTCTTCCTTGCCGTTATCCCGCCTTAGGGCGGTTTGGCGTCAAAGATGAGCCTTGTGGGAAGAAGCGACTGTTCGCAATCAGTGACTACTGGACCCAATCCGTCTGTAAGCCCCTTCACGACTTCCTTATGGAAAGTCTGCGAAGGTTGCCTATGGACGGTACTTGGGATCAATCTTGTGCGGTGGATCGGGTCCGGGAGGAGACCGCGAAAGGGACGAAGCTGTATAGCTTCGATCTCTCAGCGGCGACCGACCGGTTTCCCGCCCGTTTCACAGAATTGGTGCTAGGTCCCCTTATAGGGCCAGATGCGGCGTCAGCTTGGGTAACCCTCCTTACCGAGCGGCCGTATCATTACAAAGGTACGGATTACCGCTACATGGCCGGACAGCCAATGGGCACTCTATCATCATGGGCCGCTTTCGCGGTTTCCCATCATGTAGTTGTTCAATTGGCTGCCAGGCAGGCAGGGTTCGATGGATTATTCAC